TCGCCAACCGCTTCCGCGCGCAGCTGTCGCCGGAGACGCATCGGGAAAACGCCTGGATTCCCGCCGATACCGAGGAGGGCGACCTTTACTGGTCGGCGCTCCAGACGATCCGCCAGTGGACGAAGGAGAACCATTATGCCCTGCACGACATGGCGGCGGAGAAGCTTTCGGCCAAGGTGGCCGACCGATTCTGGAACGAGCACAACTTCGTCTTCCGCAAGTCCGACGGGCTCTTCTACCACGGCAAGGGAGCGACGCCCGCCTTCGACAAGTGGGCGGATGACGCGACCGATCTGACGATCATTCCGCTCAACATGGCGGAGCCGATCCTGATCGTCCGTGGTTCCAATGCCGCCCATGACCTCGGATTCTCGCCGCATGGCTGTAGCGCGCAAGTTCGAATGGCGCGGCGCGCAAGTTCGGTTGGCAGCAGAAAACGAAGCTTGACGCCAACGATGGCGCACCCATATCTCGGCCCTGCGGCACATGAAGAAGCGGCCGCCGGCGACCTGCGAAGCTGAAGGGCTGGCAGGGATAGCCGGCAGTGGGGAGATGAACGCGGCCGCGCCAAGCGCGGCCGTCGAAGGTGGTAACGTCAGACCAGACAGGAGCCTGATCCAGGGCCTCGTCTTCCATCCGCGCCACGAGAGCGGCCGCAGGAAATGCTTCCCGCTCGACGAAACAGACAGTTCGATAGCTGGGCTCGGCGATGTGCAGGCCAAGATCGAGGCCGCCGACGCCTGCGCAGAGCGAGACGCCGGCGAGGGAAGAAAGCTCAGAGGAATATGGAGCCACACGAGTTGTTCCTTTTCGGTCGCTCCGGGCGATCGCTGAAGGGCTCGAATGGCCTCAAGTGATTGATAGCGCCGCAACGGCGGCACTTGATTTCGATATCGTTCGCGATGGCGTTCTGTCTAGCCCGAAACAGCAAGGCGCGGCAGGAGCCGCAGCGGACGTTCCTCATGCCCCGCCTCCGTTGATGATCACCTCACGCACCGCGCTCTTACGGCCCTTTCCGGCGATGGCGTAACTGCAATCGACTTCCTCGATAGCAAAGTCCCTGAAGGTCTCGTAAACGCAGGGAACGGCATTCAGCGAGAGAATGAACCGGCCTTGAAGCGTCTTCAAAACCGCTGCCATCTCAGCAAATTCCGCGCGACTGAAGACATTCTTGCCATAGTCGTTTTCCGAGCCCCAATAGGGCGGGTCGAGGTAGAACAGCATGCCCGGCCGGTCGTAGCGCTTGATGAAGGTTCGCCAGGGCAGGCATTCGATGACCATGCCGGCAAGACGCTCGTGGATGTCCTCGAGGAGCGGCGCAAGCTTCAGGAGGTTGAACCGGGCGCCGCTCGTCTTGTCGACGCCGAAGTTGCGGCCGGAGATCTTTCCGCCGAATGCGAGGCGCTGGAGGTAGAGGAAGCGTGCCGCGCGCTCCAGATCGGTCAGCGTCGTTGGATCGACCCTGACCAGGCGCTCGTGTTCGCGCCGGCTGGTGATCTGGAAGCGCAGGGTCTCCATGAATTGCGGATAGTGGCGCTGGAGGATGCGGAAGAGGTTTGCGACGTCTCCGCTGATATCGTTGATCGCCTCCATGCGGGGCTGCATGGTCCGGCGCAGGAAGATGCCGCCCATGCCGACGAAGGGTTCGGCATAGCCATCGTGCGGCGTGGTGTTGATCCTGCGTATGATCATCTTGGAAAGCACGCGCTTGCCGCCGATATAGGGGGCGGCAGGAGAGACCGGGGCGACCGGCAGAAGATTCACCATTTCAAATAGCTCACGACTCAGTCACACGTGATCCGCCCTGCAGGGTACGGGTGCGACGGTTGTGTTGTGGCACTGTCGGACGGGTCACGACGCCAATCTAGTCCCGTCGCTTGAGGCGTTTCAGCGCCTCGGCCGCCCGGTCAGGACGTGCGCCAAAGGGAAAAACCGCGCCCGCCACGCCGCCGAGGAGTTGAAGCGCGCAGGCGGTGGCCAAGCCGACGTCGACGAACAACGAGAGAAAAAGCATGGCCGCCATAGTCGCGCAGAAGCCCGAAACGGCGCCAAAGAGGAATGCGACCGTCCTCAGAAGTGTTTTGACCGCGTTTTCTGCATCATTCCGATCCATCAGCTTTCTCCTTCCTGGCGGCTTCGATTGTGTCGATATAAGAGGCGGTTGCTGTCGGACGGGTCATGACGTCAATCAAGGCCACCCCGTTGAGGCGCTCGGCCGCCCAGGCCGCCCGGTCAGGCGATCATTCCTTACCCTCCTCGGGGGCTTCCAACTCGACGGTGGTCATGTACGTTTCTTCATAGGTGTGGTCGACGCCGGCGCACCGCCAAGCGCCATTGGCTTCGTCGCGGAAGCCCGTGGTCGTGATGGGCGTGTCGGCCATCAAGTCGGGCCTTCCGCCGAGGGTTACGCTGCCCGAGCCTGTCGCCCGGCCGAGGCGGTCGCGCTCCGAACTGGCCGCCGCCTTCGCCTCGTCTGCCGAGTTGAAGACCTTTCGAAGACGCTTCGAAGGGCCTTTCAGGCCCGTGCCCACGCCTTCGTAGGTGATGGCATTCTTGCTGCGATCGTACCAGCCAGCCTGCACCTTGCCGTACAGCGGCCGCGGCTCGACCTCGAACGACCAGCTTTCGCATTCGCTCTTGTCGATCGTGACGGGCGGCAGGTTTCCACGTTTGAGGAAGAGGAACTTCCCGTCCTTGACGGCGAACATTCCGCCACATCGGTCGGCGAGCCGGGAGAGGAAATCGGCGGCGCTCTGCTCGAAACGCGCGGTGTAAGGCAGTTTTATCCCGGCAAGCTCAGGATCGACCTTCGCGCCCATGCCGTGCCTGCTTGCGAGCTGCTTGACGATATCGCCGACGGTGGCGTCGTCGAAGTTTTCGGAAAGCGGCTCCTTCACGTCGGATCGCATGTCGGCCGACCGGCCGGAGATGATGAGGAGTTCACCTCGGTCCCCGCCCTCGATGCGGCTCTTCTCGACGGTGAAGACGCCCATCTTCTGGCTAAACGTCTGGGCGCCGCCGCGAAACCCGAAGCGGACGAGGATGATCGCGCCTTTCTTCGGCATGGCGACATCGTTGCCGGCGTCGTCGAAGGTGAGTTCGACGGTATCGGCCTCCTGACCGGGCGCATCGTGGATCGTGGCCTTGGACAGCCGGGCATAGAAAGCGTCGTTGACAGCGTTGCCGTTGACGGTCGCCTCGATGAAGGGATGCATGCTCATTCGTCCCAAAGCCTCGCGACGGCACGGCCGGTGGAAGCCAGGACAAATTCCGGGAGAGAGACGACAGTGCCGAGCGGTAGCAGAACGTCGGGCCGCGCAAGGCCGGGATTAACGGCAAGGGTGGCTTCGAGATATCCATCGACAGCGCCGGCGGTGTGACGGTTCTGGAGCACGGCGAGGAGATGTTGATAGCACACGAGGTCGAGCGTCGCGTCTTCGACGGAGACCCGGAGCCTTGCTGAAGGTATGACGCGTGCTGTCATGATGTCACCCGAACAGTCCGATCGGTTTTCCCGAGGCGCCGGCCGGTGCGACCTCGATCTCGTAGGAGAGCCTCCGGCCGAAGCCGTCGCGGTTTATGGACGTCTGCTGGTCGCGCACGGTGAGGATGACAACCAGGCCGTAGATACGCGCGCGCATGCCACTGCCGCTCCAGCCGACCATGAGCACGGGCTGTGCCGTTTGCTGTGTCGCCCGCACGGCGTCGAACTCGTCGCGTCCGCCCAATTCGTCGGGATAGAGGGCGCCGGAAATCGTGATGGGGTCCTCGCCGTAACCTGTCATCTGGCGTCCAGGCCTGCCGCCGAAACGAGGGATGGCGGGCCACTTCACCGTGGTCTCGCGGTCTATCGCCTGGAAGTTCAGGGGCGCGATCTCGAATACGTGGGGGCCAAGAGCGAGCAATGGCATCAGTCTGTGCCTCCGCCGAAGGTGCCGGTCCGTACGCTGCTAATGGCGCTGGCGACCGATCCGCCGGTTGGTGCGGCGACGGTGGAGGCTCGCGCCACTGCGGCCCCGATCGCGCTGGCCGCATTCAGGATCGCGGAAGCCGCGCCCTGCAAAGCTCGCGCAGCCTCCTTGCCGCCGGCCGCAACCGCCTCGCCGCCACGTTCCCCGCCCGTGGCAAGATCATCCCCGGCAAGCCCCACGGCACTCTTGATACCCGACCAGAAATCGGAGAGCCCACCACTGCCCGCCGAGGTGGCGCTACCATTGATGTCGTTTGCAAATGTTTCGACCTTACTGCCGGCGCCGGGCGTTTCGCCATGCCCGTTCCAAGTGTCCGAGACCCAGCTGCCGAACCTGTTGAGGTAGCCTTCTGCGGCATCGACAGCCTTCTTGTTCTTCTCTGCAAGCCACTTCAGCCACTCCGGCGGCTCCGGCCAGTTGATTTTCAGATCGAAGGTCAGGAGGTCACCGATCAGGCCGAGACCGAGCTTGATGAAATCGACAATGCCATCGACGAGGCGCTGGGCGAGATCTCGCCCGGCCTGGTACATAGCCTGCTTCTCCTCGTCGGTGAGCTTCTCGGCGGAAAAGAAACTGCCGATCGTCGACCAGAAATCCGAGATCGCCTGTGTCGCGCTGGCAATCCACTCAGAGAAATCGAAGGCGGCGGCAAGCGATGCCTTGAACCGATCGACCGCCGCAGGGTCGATGCCGAACAGCTTGGCATGGAATTTGATGAGGGCGTCGGCGAAGCTGGCGATCTTGCTCGACACCGTGGAGAAGATGTCGGCAAAGACCGACCCGAAGCCCGATGCGAAGGACGAAATCCGGTCCCAGAACTTCCAGACGGCAAATCCGGCGGCCGCGAGTGCGGCGATGACGATCCAGGCGGGCGCGGTGAGCGTGGCGAGGGCAGCGCCTACCGCACCGATTGCCGAAGCGAGCGCCGTAAAGCCGGCGCCGAGCATGCCGCCGCGTGATACGGCGGCCAGCATCTGGAAGCCGGCGACGGCATTACGCAGGGAGGGAACCTGCCGCACGATCTCGCCCATGGCGCCGCGCAGGAAATGCAAGGGCATGCTCAGTGCTATCGCCGCGGCCCGCATGATCCGCCAGCCAGCGGCGATGTTGCGGCCGCTCTTGTCGAACTTCAGGAACGTCGAGAACAGCCCGATCAGCGGGAGGCGGGCGGCCGCGACCGCAAAGGCAATCGCGCGGCTCGCGATTCCCAAGGCCAGCAGCCCGGCCGTCGCCATCGCGAGGCCTTCGGCCAATTCCGGGTTTGCGTCGATCCAGAGCGAAACCCTGTCGAGCAGCTCACCGATGCCGTCCATGACCTGAGTGACGGCCGGCAGGAGCTTGTCGCCCAGCTGGATGGCGGCGCGCTCGACCTTGTTGGTCAGCAACTCCCAACGCTTCTGTGCGCCGGCAGCTTGCTTCGATGCTTCATCGACCGCGGAGCCGGCATACTTCGACTGGTCGGCGACGAGCTGGAGCGCCTGGGCGAGAAGCTCGGGATTGTCGACAAGCTTTGCAAAGTCCTTGACATAGTCCTGGCCGACGATCTCCTTGAGCGCAGCCTTGCCCGCGTCGCCCTTTGCGGCGAGCTGCTCGAAGAACTTCAAGAGGGCTTGAGGCCCTTCCTGCTGTATCTCCTCCATCAGCTTCGTGCGTGAAACCCCGATGCTCCTGAAGGCGGCGTCGATCTTCTTTCCGCCCGCCAGCACGCGGGTCGCGAAAGCGATAACGCCGCGTGAGGCGGTTTCCGGCACGGAACCGGCGGCAATCATCGCGGTGCCAAGTGCGGCCGTTTGAACGGCCGACATGCGCAGGATACCGGCACCTGCGGCGGCCCGGTTCGTGAAGTCGGTGATTTCCCGCGCCTTCGCCGCCATGTTGTTGGACAGGTGATTTGTCGCGTCCCCGAGATCCTCGATACCGGCCTGGTTGAGCTTGTAGACGTTGCGAAGCTTGGCGAACCGCTCGCCGATCTCGGCGCCGGCCATGTCGAAGGCGACGGCGGCATTGGCAACGTAGAGCGAAAACGCCTCCAGCTCGGCCTCCGGTACGCCGCCCTGGGCCGCTTCAGCCATCAGCTCGACAAGGCTCTTGGCCGCGATCGGCACGATGGCGGACGTGTCGAGCGCGAACTTGCGCAGCTGCATGAGCCGCGAATGCGTGACGTCGAGAACTTTGTCCAGGCCGCGCACCGACTGGTCGAACTGGCCGGATTTAATGACAGGCGCGGCCAGCGACATCGCCATGGCGACAGTGCCCAGAAGCCGGCCGCGCGCCTTTTGCAGGGACTGCTCGGCGTTGCGGGTCGCGGTCTCGATGTTGTCGACGGAAAAGCCGTCACGGATAGCCTTGCCGAAACCCTCCTTCATGCCCGACGCGACATCGCCGACGCCGCGAAGGCTGTCGGCGATCTTCTTCGCAGGCCCGGACGCTTGGTCTATGAGGCGGATGAGAAGGGAAACGTCCACGTCACCCTCCTTTGACGGGAGACATCAGGCTTATGAAGCGGGAATGAAGAACGACGGCCTCGACCCATCCGAACTCGTCTACGTCTGCTGGGGTGTACCGCCCGAGGGCTGCGAGATCGGCTTGGACAAGCCAGCTATCGCGGACTGGAGTCCCGGAAAAAAACCCGCAAACGCCATGGCGACGGCCGGCAGGTCGATAAGGTCGATATCGTCGATCACACTGACATCCTCGCCCGCAAGGTCGGCGATCACAGACGTCAGACCATAAAGACGGTCCTCGTCGAGCAGCTTGCCGAGGAGATCGACAACCAGCTTGCGACCGTCCACATCTGTCAGGCTTGCCTTGTCGCCGTCGCCGGCCATGAGGGACTCAAGGAGGTCGGAGCCGATCAGCACGGCCAAGCGCTTTGCGTGGCGAACCTTCGGCCTTTTCAGAGTGATCTGCGAACGCGCCGCCGGCTTGCCATCGGATGCGTCGACCGCGACCGGGACCAGAAGCGTGACGGTGGCGGTAGTGAGGAGTGCTTTCGTCATGGGGCTGGTCCTTAGGTGAAGAGGATGCGGCGACGGCCTTCATTGACCGGCTGATAGTTCCGCACGTCCCAGCCGCCGAGCTTGAAATTGAAACGGTGCATCACGCGGCCGTCGTAGTATTCTGTGTAGTTCCAGATCGACTTGATCTCGTGGTCGTAGCCGGTCGCCTTGCCAGCCGCGAGTTCTTCGCCTTCGATCTTGGAAAGCCGGCCGGTCACGTCGATTGCGTGCTCATGCTCGCTGCCGTCCTCTTCCGAGATGATCAGCTTCTTGCCCGTAAACGACCGGCGCGTGCCGGCAGGGCCGCCGAACAGACCGATAATCGCGGGATTGTGGGTCTTCAGCTTGAACTGAAGCGCCAGCGCCTTCACGCCGAGACCGGCGATTTCGATCTCAAGGTCCGAACCGCCGGGCTGGAAGGTCTCGGTGATTTCTTCCAGGGGCGGAAGTTTCATCGTCTCCATGTCGAGGACAAGGTTTTCGGTGTCGTTGGCGACGAGGGTGAAGCCACGGACGATGCGAAGGTTGCTCATGACGGGCTCCTTAAAGGTAATCGGCGATAGCGCCGCCAAATTCCACGCTGATACGGCGCTGGATGTCGGAGGCGAGGTCGTTGAAATAGGCTTCGTTGCGGCGCGACCCAAAAATCAGGTCTTCCAGCGGCGGGTACTCTTCCGCGTCGAATTCGATGCGCAGCTTGCCGGCGCGCATGCTGGCGTTGGAGTTCATGGGGCGGTCCCAATAAACCTGTCCGCGAATGATTGCGCCGATTGCCGTCAGATCATCCAGCAGGTTCTGCAAGCTGCGGACGACGGAGATGACGTGCTGCGCAGTCATGTTGTCGTCGATCGCCCAGGGACGGAAACCGGTGACGATGGCCTTCTCGATCGTGGCGCGGGTGCGCACCACGTTCACGAACTGCCAGATCGGATCCTCGGATGCTGTGCGGTTGCCCCACAGGATGCGGCCGTTCGACGAGAACTGACCACCGGCGCCCTGGACTATGCGCGACGGGATGAAGGTGGCAATGCCGGCTTCGTTGAGAAGGTTGGCCTCGTGGTCGATCTCACCGTCGAAATAGGTGATCGGCCGCGACGTCCCGAGGATGCCAAGCACCTCCTGATTGGACGGCGACCAGTAAGGTCCACCCTTCCTCTTGTCCTTGGCGACGAACATGGCTGCCGCCCAGCTCGAAGCCGGCTTCATGACGATCGAAGCGCCATCAGCCACGCGGACATAGGGGTCCACCAGATAGGTGTAACGTGAGGAGAAGTCGGCGCGGTAGGCAAGACTTGCTTCGCTATCCGGCCCACCCGTGTCGAAGATGGAGATGGCCTTGAGCTTTGCGGCAACGCTTTCAACCGCGGCGGCATAGGGGTTTTTCGCATTGGCAACGCGCTTGGCGGAATAGCCACCGCCGACGATGAGATCGACCGAACGGCCGACATGACCTTCGGCGTAGCTCAGGGCATGCACCCCGGTCAGGCTGGCGGCCGAGCCGATTAGGTTCGTTAGTTCCTCGTCACGCTTTTCCTGCGGGTCGGCTTTGTCGGAATGTGCGACCCGCGAAACGACGATGGCGGCTTCCATGCCCTGGGCCTTCACGGCCCTGACAAGGTCGAGCACCTGGTTGCCGGGGCTGGTGCCGAGTTTGGCGATCTTGTCGACCTCGTGAGTGAAGATCAGCTTCGGCTCGCTGTCGGGGGGGAAGGCCGTGCTGTCGGCCGTGCTGTCGATGAAGTTTATGCCGAGGGTGGAATAGTCCGAGACCTCAAGCGGTCGGGAGGTGCTGCCGGCGTCGATAACGCGCGTGCCATGGTTGAATTGCGCCGTCGTCATGGTGGTCTCCGAAGCCGGTTCAAAGTGCTTTCGAAGACCCTACAAGGGCGATGACATGAAAAAGCCCCTGACAGTGTCAGGGGCGAAGTCAGCAAATGGAGGTCGCAGGAGAATGCGCCTTCCTGTTTGGAAAATCAAGGTCGGTAGGCGACGCTACAGCCCGGCCGCATCTTTCCAGAATTCGTCCCGCTGTTCGACGGTCCATTGCATGGACTGTCGGACGATTTCGGCAAGGGGATGGGTGCGGCTGAATGTCTGCGCGCCGGTGACCAGCATCTGCGCCTCGAACGTCGCATCTTCTGTTGGCATCTGAACGATAATGGTCTGTAGCGGGGCGGGAATGACGCCGCCCTGCAAGGCTGCAAGGGCTTCGGCACGACTGATGACCTCCAGCGCAGCGAGCTGCTGGAAGAACTGCCGGCGGCTGATCGCGTCGGGGACGGGCTCGTC